CTGTGCCTTGACCTCCGGCAATTACCATAATCAATTTTTTTAAGATAGACGCTTGTACTCCCTGTCCTAAATCTAGCTCTGCTGTAGCAAATGCAGTAGTATAACTATTATAAGTATATACATTAGAGCCGCTATAATCTACATCATAATAACCTTCATAAGTAGCAACCCTTCCTGACTGCTGTCCTACCAATAAACCATAAGTTTCTGTATAAGACATACTAGCGGGTTCTCTACTGTCTGTAAAGTGCCATTTAGTTATTCTAGGAGTTTCTTTAGCTGTCTTATATGTAGTGTCAAAAACATATGTAACATTTCTATCTACAAAAGAAAGTAAGTATAAACCCTCATTTAACATAAATGCTGACTTAACATTTGTACTTCCATTAATGTTAGCTATCAGTTCATCTTTAATTGTTATAGACTTTTCTGTTAGAGGTAGTTTGTCTAGCTGAGTAGTTCTAAATAAAGACCTAACACCAGTATCCGACAAGAAGTATAAATCATCTCCAATACTTTGTATAGAATCTCTAGATACACAACCTATCCCTCTAATTACTTCATCTAATGCTATATTAGCTATTGTGTCAGGGTCGTTATATATAGCAATATTCTCTTTACCAAAAATAACTAACTTACCTGCAAAAGGGTGTATAGCTACAATACTGTCGTGACCCCATACAGATTTTAAATCTATAGCACCGCCATCAGAAGCTCCCCATTTATGACCATCTAACAGCTTAGAATAAAACAATACATCGTCTTCTTCTGTTATTCCTCCAGCCCACATTCTTCCATAAAAACCCATCATACAACTAGGGTCAAATGTTGTTATTCCGTGTGGTGCTGTATATCCCGAAGTATCTTTTAATTTAGACCAAGTGCTACTAGCATATCTTAAAGGGTCTGAATCGTACTGAGATACAAATAATTCATTATTAAAGTTACTAAACTGCCAATCAGAAGAAGAAGCACCAGTAGCAAAAGCGTTAATCCACGCATTGTCTTTATCTGATAAATCTACCTCATACATATTAGTACCTACACCGGCAAATACTTTATGGTTAGTACCATCAAAGTGTTCTACCAAAGAACCAACTTTAGCTCCACCGTTTAGTGTCTTTTGTTTCAGACCTTTACGAAAAGCTACTTTACCGCCTTCAGTATAGACAATGTTATCTGCTTTAGTAAACCAATTAGGTCCTAAAGCAGTAGCAGTTGTCTGAGTATCTATACCGTCAATACCAATAGTGTCTAAAGGTATAGCCTGTATCTGCTTAGATTCTAGTGCCATATTATACTACTGTCCAATCTCTTTCGTATTCCATATTACCTGCGTCTAATTGTACCGCAAGGTTTAAAGAGTCTCTAGCTTCTGCCGCAACAGCACTAGAAATACTTCCTCCGTCCTCTCCTCTTTCTGCAATAGCACGAGCCCAAGCTCCAAGAATTACAGGCTGTGAAGGAACTCTTAATACTTGTGATGCTGTAGATAATTCTTTTTGAGCACCTACAATATTTACAGATATAGTCTGTATAGAGTCAGGAACAGGATATAAGTCAATGTTAAAATCAGGTTCTCTGTTGACACCTGCTTGAGCTACTCCATTAAAAGCATATTTAGTAGGCTTACCACTAGCTGCCTGAGACAAAGGAAATACAGCTTCGTTAAGCCAATCATTTGGTACTTGCTCCAATACTTGTCCAGTATCTTGACATATAACGTCTAACACTTTAAAAGACACACCTGCACCTCTAGTAGCATCACCTAAAGTATATTGCATATTGCCTGCTTGTGTTTTAATATTAAATGTCTCTCTTAGTGCGTTCCAGTCGTGATAAGACTCTACATTCTTTTTAGAATCATTTACTAACTCTCCAATTAGTTTCTGATAATCAGATACAGATACAGAATCGTATAAGTTACCTGACCAGTCAGAGTCTATAGTATCTTCTCTTAACCTTCTTAAAACACTATTAATAATTTCTCTATATGTCATTTACTTCCCCTTGGCTAATTGAGCACCAAAATAGAACTCTATAATCATAGTTGCCCAAGCAAACACTTCATCAAACTTAAGAACTGCTCCTGCTTGTACAGTTACATATTCTATTGTGTCAGGTGTCAGCTCAAATCCAAGTATGCTCGCTCCTTCTATTACAGTAGGTATTACTGTAGGTACGTTAAAGAATACTGGGGCTACTTGTGTAAATATAATTAAAGCTAGTATAACGAATATAATTACACGTCTGTTTAATGCAGCCATAGGGCTTTCTTTGTCTGCCCTATCTCTAGCCATATTGATAGAATCGTTACGCACTTGTAAAGACTGTATCATTAGTTTTTGGTTTTCTTGAGCTGCTTGGCTTTTAAGTGCAAACAACTTAGCAACAAAGCCTAAAGCTATCGGTGCTACATTAGTTAAAAATGCTATCATAATACTTTAAATGCTCCTAGTAGTCCTATCTCTGAGATTGCGTAGTAACCCAAAGCTCCAAAGAATGTCCATCTAATTTGATTTAATGTATTCATAATCTTTTGTATGCAAGCATTAGTGTCATCAACTCTGCTAAATAATTTACTTATTTGTGAGCTGTGTTTGTCTAATGTCTTTTCCATTCTAGCTACTCTTTCTTCCATATATCATTTCCCTACATTTTTCATAGCAACTCTATGAGCTTCGGTAAAACTCAAACCTTTTCTCATAAGCCTTTTCATCTCCTGCATATGTTTCTTGCTGTGATGTTCTTTGTGCTTATCTAGAGTAGCTAGTTGTCTTTTAGTAAGTGCCATTACTTCTTCTTCTTTTTGCCTTTACTAGGTTTTTTATATGCTTTACCGTATCCCATAATATCTCCTTAGTTTGCTAGTGGATTATCTAAGGCTCTTTGTAGTCTCGCATTAAGCCTTTCTTCTAACTCTTTTATTTTTCTATCTGTGTCTGAATACAAAGCATCTCGTCTCGCATCAAACCTTTCTTCGGCTGTGTCAATAGTCTCATCTATCTCATCTTGGGAAGAATTAACTTTATCCTCAAGCCTTTCCATAAGTGCTTCTTGTCTAGCTAGGTCATCTTTCAAATCGTTCTTGATTGTTCTAGTATAATCTCTAGATAACTCAACTGACTCACTTACACTTATTAAAGTTTCTTCTATCACTGCTAATTCTTGCTCTATACCTGTAAGGTCTGGTGCAGTATAAGAAGCTATCTTAGCTTCCATATCTAGGTATCTTTGATAGACCTCAAAGCCACCCCAAAGACCACCAATAATTGTTCCTAATAACGGAATAAGCAATAGAGCTTTACTGCCACCTACTTTAATACCACCGTACTCTACTTCTGCCATTGTAAATCCATTAGTTTGTTGTGTAGTATTTCATTAGCAAGTCCGTTCCTTAATCCTCTTTTATTGTCAGGTATGTCCTTATCTAAGTATATACCTTTGTCTTCATAAAAAATACCGTCTACAAGTAGTTGTGTATTGTAACTATTAAAGCCTGCGTTAAAATTAAGTAATGTAAGTATAAGAGCTTGTAGCTTTTGTTGTTCCTCTAGTGACGCTGCTTCTCCCATTTCTACTGCAAGATTCTTTAGCTTGTCGCTAATAATCTCACGCATCTTTTGTTTCTTGCTAGCTTTCTTTTTAGTCTCTACTAGCTTTGGCTCTTCAACAACTTCTACTGCTACTTCTTCTTGTTGAGGCTCTTCCGTTGTTTGTTCTTCCTGTACGGTTTCTTCTTCAGGCTCTTGCTCATCTAGTTCTTCCTCCGTAGGTTCTTCTTCTACTTCCGGTTCTAGGAATTCTTCTAGCTCTGCTTCTAACTCTTCAATTAATTCTTCTTGTGCTTGCTCTTCAAATATAGTTTCTATTTCAACTAGAGCTTCTTCTATTGTCTCAGGTGTAAAGTTTTCCAAAGGTGCTATATCTATTATTTCAAATACTTGAGGTTCTTCTATTACAAATATTTCTTCTACTTCTTCAACCTCTTCCCAAACCTCTGTCTCTTCTTCCTCTACATACTCCTCTATGTAAGCATCACTCCATCCATCACAACCGTAATCATACAAAGGGTCAAGTGCACATTGTTGATTATACACATTATCAGCATAGACTTGTGGATAATATAAACAACTGATATGACTGTCTGGTACTACGCTGCATACACTTTCTCCTTCTGCTATTTCTACTGGGTCATCTTCTTGACTGTCCCAATAAACTGCTCCATTAGTTGGGTGATTATAAAACCATTGTTCATACTCACCTGCACTTAAATCCCCAACTACTCCAACTGTTACTGAGTGGTTCTTTATGTGGACCTTCTCATAGTTTACTTCTATGTTACCCATTGGGTATATTGTCAGGTCAAATGTATTACTTGTGTTCCTGTCGTAATACTCTGATAAGTTTTCCCACATATACTTTTGGAAAGTCTCATCACCTTGTGTATAAAATTTACCAACTCCTGTGTCAATTAAATCAGTATGCCAAGGCATAATAGTGTAATGAAATCTTACACCTGTAGCACCACTTGCAAAATCCTCTCCATTACAGCAAAGACCATCGTGTATATAACCAGTACCATCCACATCAAGGGGGTCAAGAAAACCCACAACACCATTACTGAACATAAAACTAGTGACATAACTATTTCCATAAAAAGGAAAAGTAAAGTCAAGGGGTACTTCAATCCAGCCATCGTCTGCAATCTG